CGACGAAGTACGCCGCGATCATGTACCATGCCAGGAAGTTAAACGGCAGCGGCATCGGGCTTTCCACCATGGCTGTCCCCTTCTCAAGGTTATCCTATGCTTCTCCCGGCTACGGCCAGGCGCTCGACCTTCTTCCCGCAATTGAGACATATGTGTTCCGAGACCACTCCGACGATCATGCTGGACCCTTCCAGGACGATCGGCGTCGTCTTCTTCGGGACCGCATCAATCCGGTGGAAACCGAAGCGACACTTGATCCGGCTGATCAGGGACATGTGCCCTCCCTAAGACGTCCCCTTGGAGCTAAACCCTTTAGGGGTCCTCGGGTTCATAGAGACACGGTTTCAGAACAGGAGGCTCGTTCTTCACAATCCGCGCCTTGCGACGGAGCTTCACGGACTTGACTTTCACGGACTTGACCTTCTGGCGTTTCTTCATGGCTTGGCCTTTCCTATCGGGATTATCGCCCGAGATGAAGGAGAAACCGCTTCTTACGTTTATGAAATACTTTGGTTAATTCCATATCCGTGACGTATTGCTTTTCTGTCTTTTTTGCCTTCCTGGATAGATCGTAGATGGTCTTCTTGTGAAGAATATTGCCATCCTTATCCAAATAATGATAGCTTCTACCAGTAAAACCATCAAAGAGCCAGTTGCTTGCTTTATAGATGGTGCCTTCGTGGCCCTGTGTGGTGTCAGCAAAAGAGATCAATAATTTTATGGCGGGAAATTCGTATACAAATCGTTTTACCATCCTTGATAGGAACCACGTCGGAAGATTTTGGACATGAAAATCCGGATGAATGCAAAATCTCGCCAATTCTCTTACTTCATTTGGCTTTAATCCCTGTTTTAGTGCCATCTCTGCGCGCGTTATAGAACCAATAAGGGCCGCAGCAATAAGTTGTTCATTGTAATAAGCACCAAGAGCATACCCTCGTCGGCCGCCGCAACCGAGATAGTGATGCTTGTTAAAAAATTCCTTATACTCCTCGATGGATACTGGATTCAATATGATATCCTGAAAATCTAAAAGACTTCCCGCCTGTCTGGTTAACTGCTGAAATCTGTCGAACTTGCGTTGAAGACATCGAGTAACATCACGGTAAAGCCATCTCCCAAATTTCTCTACCTGTCTGTTTCCATTCCAGCCCAGAGAAAGGCTAGTTTTTCTGATTTTTACGCCTTTCTGAGGCAGGCCAACTGCATCACAAATCAGGCGTTCCAAGGCATCCATCGCTGCGCCATGCGACTTATTGGCGGCGAAATTGAAATAATACGACATATGCGTCCCACCCGACTTTAGCCGCTTCGCCCTTCCAGAAATACAACCATCACCATCGAAAAATCCTCGGACGAAATGGTGTCTCATCTCGGGAGGCACATATTCCAGGATTTTTGGGTTTCCTTTCGACTTCCAGTCGAGAAAACCGATATTGGATAATTTCTCGCATAAGTATTTATTGTTGAAGCAGATGCCATATTGACCTCTGGATACGCCCGGCATTCGAATCTTGCCGCCGTATTCAATATCCTTAGCAAACTGGCGCACAGCCTGTTCATCCTTAGCAGCCAAATAAAACCTTAAAGAGCGCCTGTCTCCAGCAGACTTACCGATACATGCATCCGCGAGGAGAAATCCAAGCCAATAAGCCTTGATCTCGCTGTCAATGTTATCAAAGAAGTGTTCATTTAGAGGCGCGGCTAGAGATTCTCGTGATTTCCGCATTTTTACGCCCTTTTTAATCAGGTATTCCCGCACAGTCTCGTTGCATATCTTAATGCCCTCTTTTCTAAACAGACTCGCAATTTTTGGGTATGATTTTCCACTCTCGTACAAGCTTACCAAAAACTTTATCTGGTCGTTGTTTAGCAGCACTCTCAGATCTCCTATTGGATATTTTTATTGTCTAACATATATTTGAATACATGCCCTCACATAAAAATATCAAATACATGTGAAAATTCTTGGGATGCCTTCTACAGTGCTTGGAATTCACGGATAGAAAACAGTCTGCCATTTTCCTACAGCGATTTTCCGCGTAAGCGGGCTGTAGGCAACTAGTGTCAGAGCGGCGGGAAACCCAGACCATATAAAAGAAAGGCCCGGAGATTGCTCTCCGGGCCTTTCCGCTACTAACGAATCGAACGCGATTTACATATTACAAACCACTCACGGTCACGACGCCATAGTACAGCGATCCGTCTTCGATCAGCTTTTTCCCATACCTCGTCATGATCCCCTTGTTCGGGGTGAACGAGTTGGGATCCAGCACGGTGGGCGTCGAGAGCAGGGGGATGTAAGGCGCGTAGAAGTAACCGGCGTCCAGCACCGAGTTCCCCTTGAAGCCCAGGAGGATCTTGCAGTTGGGGAAGAGGGGGTCCTTGTACAGCTTGATCTTCCCCTGGATGGTCCCGGCCGAGGTGATGCCGATGTCCATCCCGTCCTGCGCGAGGGCATCCGAGCCGCGGAAGTCGTTCAGCTGCTCGAACTTCGAGGCGATGTCGGCCGAGGTGACCATCCAGTTGGCCGGCCCGCGGAGGGTCGTCCTGTGGATGACGTTGGCGACCTCGAGGATCTTGTAGAGCAGGGCGATGTTGCGGTCCGTGAAGTTGACGCTCGCTCCGGCCGCGGTGGCGAAGTTATGCGTCGCGCGGATCGCGGCGGCGATGATGAGGTCGTTGATGATCTCGCGGTCGATCTCGGCGACCATCTCATCGGCCATCAGGTCCGTCAGGGTGCTCTCGGCGTCGATGTTGTGCACCGACTTGAGGTCCTGAGCGGCTTCCAGCGACCAGCTGGTCTTCAGCTTCCGGGTGACTGCCGACACGCTGTCGGAGTCGATGGAAAGCGTGAGCGCCGGCTGGAACGGGTTGTTCTCGAGGTCGAACTCGTAGTCGGCGCGGGCGACCAGGCCCGTCACGTCGCCGGACAGCAGCGTGACCTGGACGTTGCCGGTCGAGTGGTCGAACTTCGTCGCGCTGGAGGTCGAGGTGTCGACCACGACCGTCGGGCAGCCCGAGCCCGAGCCGTACAGGACGGTCTCGGGGTCGCCGTTCGCGTCGAAGGCGACCTGGAGGCACGGGGTCGGATCTTCGCAGCTGTCGACGTCCGGCAGGTAGACGTTCACGACGACCGTGCCGGCGAGAACCGGCTTGTGAACGAGGTTGCCGGTGATCAGCAGGCCGCCGCCGCCGATGGTGAGGTCCTCACCCTTCACGGTCTGCGCGCTGTAGTACGGGTCGAGCGCCCAGCCGTTCTGACGGGCGAACTGCTGGCCCGTGTTCTGGCGCATGATCTGGGTGCCGGCCCGGGTCTGTCCCTTGTTCATCGCGTAGCGATACCTGATGTAGAAGATCAGGCTCGCCGGCTGCGACATCGGCTGCACGCCGACCAGGTTGTCGGCGATGAGCCGCGCGTAGCTCTTGCGCAGGAGCGGCAGCGCGAACCGGGTGAAGTCCGCGATGCTGTTGGTCGTGGTGGCCTCTTCGAAGAGCATCCGGCTCTTGCCGGGGGCCATCGACGCGTACTGGTTCTCGAGAAGCTGAGCGAACGCGCCCATCTTCTTGGGCCCGATCTCCGGGCACTTCTTCATGACCGGCATCCAGCGCTTGACGGCCTGGTTCTTCTGGGCCTCAACGATGAGGCGCGCCTGTCGCATGTCCTCGGTGATGACGCCTGGCATGGCCCTGTCTCCGGAAAAAGGTTACGAACCGCCGCTTAGGCGGCGAAGGTCCCCTAGACCGACGGCTCCTCCGCCATCTGGGCGGCGATTTGATCAGGGGAGAAAGCAACGACCGGCTCTTCTAGCTTCACCTGCGCGGGCAGGTCGGCCTGACTGGCCTGGGTGGTCACGGGCTCTTCGCTCTCGGTGCGAACGGCCGCGATCTCCTCGGGCTTCGTCTCTGTCGTCGTCACGGCGGGCTCGACTGCAGTCGTGGTCTCGGTCGTCTCGGCCTCGTCCTCCTTGACGACGGTGCCCGGCTTGGCGGCCTGCTCCTCGAACGTCCGGAGCCGGCGGAGCGTCCTGGCAGCGATCATGTTGGCCTGGTTGGCCTTCCTGACCGCGACGTCGCGCTCCTCCTTGATGGAGGCGGTCTGCTCGGCGATGCGGGCCAGCTTCCGGTTCAGGGCCTCGAGTTCTGCGCTATTGCCGCCCTCTCCGCCGACGCCCAGAACCTTCTGGACCTGGCGGAGCTGCGCGACGGCAGCGGACTCTTCAACGGCCCTCGTCTTGCCCGCGGATCGCTCGATCGACGCCACCTTGCTCTCGATGAAGACTTCGACCTTGCGCGCGATGCGCGCCTTCTCGGAGGCGACCTCTTCCAGACAGACCTGCTTGGCCTTCTGGATCTTGGTCTTGTACTCCTCGGCGATGGCGGTGCGCTGGGTCTCGACGTGCTCCTGGACGGCTTCGATGAGCTGATCAGCCAGCTCCTCTGAACCACCGATCTGCTTCACGATTTCCCTGATCTTCTGCATCGTATGCCTCCAGG